CTCTCTTGCTGCTTTCCACTTTGCCTGATTAACTGCGTATGTTTGAACTGAGTGAGCCCATGCCTTTGTTCTTTTCTTTGGATTGACCTCTGGCATTTTGGTTTCCTTCTTTGGTTTAACCTCTACAACCATAGTTCTTTTGTTTCCTTTCTTATCAATATACTTTAAAAAGAAATCTGGAAAGTAACGATGAACACGATTATCTATTGGGGAACGATATGGAATCCAGAACTCTTCGGACTGCCATTCACTTACTGTTTCATTTAAATCACAGTAATTCATAAATTTTCTTTCCCACAAAGACCTATAAATAATATTTCGGGGATCCCCTTTATACTTTTTCGGGTATCTTGGGTAATATTTTCCTTTATATGACATACATATATTATCAGGATCAATTTAAAAACTATTTAGATGGCTATAAGATCAGAAGACTTGTATCTTAGTATACCAAATGCGAGTCCGTTATTTTCAAAACTTGCGATATCAAGTCAATTTAAGGTATCGTTAGATCTCGTGCGTAGAAGTCAAGTTGGAAATAACGTAGGACTGCTTGAGTATTTAACTAATTGTGGATTATTTGAACAAGGGAGTGCAAGGCAGACATATGACTTTCTTTGTTCTTCTGCATCATTGCCTGGTTCTAACTTTAATATTTCAGAAGAAATGGGAAGCCGTCAGGGAATGACAGAGAGATTCGCATCAAGAAGAATATATAATGAGTTTGATTTGACTTTTTATATTGATAATGATTATAATGCATTACGTATGCTTGAGGAATGGATGAATTTTATTAATCCAGTTTATAATGAGGATAATGGTAGATATGATGGAGCTGAGGGAAGTCAATTAAACGCATACCAAGAAAGAAATACATATTCAAGATTTAGATATCCAGATGATTATCGAAGAAAAATATCTATTACTAAGTTTGAAAGAGATTTTTTACAGAATCCGAATGACAGAAATAATACATTTAAGAATATGCCACTACTAACTTATAATTTCATTGACACATTTCCTGTTAATATTAACGCTGTTCCAATGTCTTATGATGGTAGCACTTTCCTACAAGTTACCGCAGTATTTACTTACCTAAGACATACAATTGAAAAGCACGGTAATGCACAGCAATCAGTTAGAGAGGCACTTTTAAATAAACAGTTAGGTCAGGTCAATCCAATTAAACCTAGAAGATTTGTAAATGAGATAGGAACTAGTTCTGGTAGTGCTATACCAACAGCTCCAGTTGGATATGTAAGTGGTAAACCATATTATGGGCCATATCATGAGATGATGGGTGTGAAGATGGTCGGTGCAGAACATACATCTGAACCACATGCTATAATATATCCTACAATAGGAGAGAGTCTGCCAGATGGATCCACAACTGGCCCAACAACGACAGAGACAAATCCACAAACTGAAACACAGACTACTGCTGGTGAAGGAACAACTCAAACAACTGAAACCACTGAAACAACTGGAGGTGGAACAACGACTACTGAAACCACGACAACCACGACAACAACTGATTCCTCTGGGTCAACAAGTTCGAGCACCAGTTCTTCTAGTTCTTCAAGTTCAAGTTCCTCTTCCTCTGGTTCAACTTACTATGGTAGCAGTTATTATAATTACTAAAACACTGCTATATACAATACTGAATAAAATATTATGCCTTTACCACAGATATCGACTCCGACTTATGAACTGACTATACCATCTTCTAAGAAGAAAATAAAGTATAGACCTTTTCTTGTAAGAGAGGAGAAAATTTTAATTCTTGCATTAGAGAGTGAGAATGAAAAACAAATTGCAGATGCAATTAAAACGACTTTAAAGTCTTGTATTCAAACACGAGGTGTTAAAGTTGAAGATCTACCTACATTTGATATTGAATATATTTTCTTGAATATACGTGGCAAATCAGTAGGTGAATCTGTAGATTTAGTTGTTACTTGTCCTGATGATCTTGAAACAACTGTTGATACTAAAATTTATATTGATGAAATACAGGTGAACATAGATGAAAAACATAATCGTGACATTAAATTAGATGGTAATTTAACTTTGAGAATGAAGTATCCATCTTTGGATCAGTTCATTAAAAACAATTTTAATTTTAAAGGTGAGAATGATTCAATTGATCAGTCTTTCAGTTTAATTGCATCTTGTATTGATGTTGTTTTTAATGAGGATGAATCTTGGGCTGCATCTGATTGTACAAAAAAAGAGTTGCGTGAATGGTTGGAAAGTCTAAATTCAAAACAATTTAAAGAGGTTGAGAATTTTTTCCAAACAATGCCAAAGTTATCTCATACAATCAAGGTGACTAATCCAAAAACAAATGTTGAAAGCGAAGTGGCGTTGGAGGGCTTATCGAGTTTTTTCGAGTAGTTATGGCTCATATTGATCTTGAGTCATACTTTAAACTTAACTTTGCCTTGATGCAACACCATAAATATTCTTTAACTGAAATTGAAAATATGATGCCTTGGGAGAGAGACATCTACTTGGGACTATTAAATCAATATATTGAGGAAGAAAATTTAAAAGTACAACAAGCAAATATGTAAATGATTACACCGAATATCGCACCGACTAGAGTTTTAAATCCTTTAAGTAAAGGGTTATTTACTGCTGCGAAAAATAGTGTATCAAGAACAAAAGAACTTACAAGTAATATATCAAAAGCAAACGAGACAGTTAAAAAGAATGAAAAATTTGCAATGAACTTTATTGAGTTCTTTGGAAGTAAGAAAACTGCGAAGATATTAAAGAAAAGTTTAGAATCAATTAAAAAATCTTTAGTTGCCACACTAGAGATTGCCAAATTATTGAGAACATCGTTAAATGATTTGGTGAAGGCAGGAAAAAAATCTGGTCGTGGGGGATTATTTGGTGGTATTGGTGGATTAATAGGTGGTGCAATAGCAGCATTTTTTGGGAAAGCGGCTTTAATTACTCTTGGTATTCTTGCAGTGGGTGGACTGGGTGCGTTGTTAGTTGCCAATAGGGAAGCTGTCTTTAATTTTTTAAATACAAATAGAAAGAGATTAGAGGGAATTGTCAAACCTATTATTGATGCACAACTTAAAAATATGTTCCGTTCTCCAGAGGTAAAAGCAATCGAGAACGAGGCGTTTTCAAGAGTTGATAATAAAATGAAGTCTCTTACTCCGAGAGAAGGTGAAACTCAAGATGAATTGTATGAAAGAGCGAAGCAAGAAGTAATAAAAGATTTAGATGCATTAATGGATAGAGAAGATCAAACACAAGCACAAAAGAATAGAGCAAACTTAATGAAGCAAGCTCTAACCAGTAAAGAGGAGTTTCAAGGATTTCTTAGAGAAGACAACACATTTCAATTAGGGAGCACTCAACTAGGTAAAGCACTGACAACTGATGCAGGATTTGAGGGTAGTGCTGCAGGATATATGAATAGATCAGACAAAGCAAAGCTAAATTTAATGAAGAGAGAGGTTGAACTGAATGATAATAATTTACAACAACTAAAATCTAGAGTAGAGGGTGTTTTGGATCGTAATCCAAATGAAGATGAAAGAGGATTTGCTATGGATCTTTTGAATTACATTCAAACTTTAAGAAGTGGTGATCAAGAATTAATAAAAAACTTCAACGAGGGTAAGGGTGTTATTCCTAGTTCTCAATTTGAAGGTGCACCAAACAATTTAGTTCCAAATAAAAATAAAATATCAGAAATGTTCAAGGCAAAACCATTAGTTAATGGTAAATCTTTGGATAAGTCAGTTAAGAATGAATCTGGTGGTGAATTTAGTTTTACAGACTTTAATTCTGATAATCTTCCAAAATACGATATAGATTTTAATAAGGGTGACGTGATTCCGCAAGATTCTGGTTCGGGAATTAACTCTGGAGAAAGTCAGTTTATTGCAACCAAACCAAATGATAGATTAACATTAAGTGCTATGTTATATGGAATAGCATTGAGTGGTATAGCTTAAGATTTTATAGAAAATGTTACTTAGTAAATCTCCAGTACGATCAATATCAGAAAAGTTGCAGTCTCCTCAAGCTTCAATAAAGGATATGAAGTTTGAAAGAAAGAAAGATTTTAAATCTTTTTTAAAATATATTGAGAGAGAATCAAAGGAACTAGAAAAAATAAAATTACCAGCAAGAAATGAGGTAACAAAGAAAAGTGGATCTGGTGGTATAGGAGCACTACTTGGATTTGGTGCTCTTGGATTACTTGGATTATTTGGTGGTATGGGTGGTAAAGGGAATCAGTATAAGTATGGGGATAAAAATTTAGGAGGAAATATTTTCAAAGGGACATATGTTGTAGGTAGAGATAGAAAAGGTGAAGATGATGACCAAAAAATAGATGATTCGATTACTGATCTTCCTGGTCTACCGAAGTCCACAATGCTATCTAGAGATTTTAAAAAAGCATTTCAAGTAGAAGCAGTGAACGCTGCAGAACTTAACAAAGAAAAAGTTAAAGAGATAACACAAACAGAATCTTTTCAAGAAAAAGCCAGAAAAATAACAAAGAAGAAACAAAAACAAAAAGTTAAATTTGAATCTGGATCTATCAGTATGGGTGGTGAAGAGGGGCAATTTATAAAAAATGAAAGTCGTAGTAAAAAAATTATGAGGCAACTTGAAATCCCTACGGGTGGTGGTGGCGATTCAACAAGAAATTATATTAGGTCTCTACAAAGATTATTAAATGTAGAGGGATTTGATCCAAAGAGAAGACCCATAAATGAGTCTCCTGATTCTGTTTATCTAAAAGAAAATGGAAAAATAACTAGAAATTTCGATGATCTTACAATACAAGAAAAAATGAGATATTTCGCTTTAGAGGATTCAGCAGCCTCCTCTTTTATTAAGGCAGAAGCAGGAAGACCACAATCAACTTACTTAAATGATTACGACGCAGGTGCAGATGCTAGACAAATATTGAAAGATAAAAAACCAATACCTAAAAAAGGTTTCTTTAATAGGATGAAACTTGATTTTCAAAAACCAACTCTCGGTATTAATACTATGGAAGGTATGTTTTCTAAATTAGGTCTAGGTAAAAAAACTAATTTGTTTAAAGCAAATCCAAAAGGTATGAATATGTTTAAACTTGGAACCTTTTCAAAAGGAAAGACAGGATTTATGGTTTTAGATTTTGGTCTTGCAGCATATGATTTGTTTTCTAGTCTTAGAAAGGTAACACCCAGAGATAATATTGGTGCGTCTCTATTAGATCTAGTTGGAATTAACATTAATAATTTTGTTGCTGATATGTTAAATAATCCTGGTATGCTCAGAGAATATGTAAGTGTAAGTAATGATCCAAATATGATCAATGTAAATAAGAACAGAGAAATAATTAATGAAAACATAAGAAAAATAAAAGAACAGAAGAAAAAAGATTTTACTGGTGCGGACATAACTGAGGGTTCTATCACTGGTAAACAAATGATGGAAAATTTAAGAAAAGCATTAAGCAATCCAAAAACTTATAATCCTTTTTCTACATATCAAGTAAAACCAAATCCAGATTTATTTACAAAGCCACCTAATGATCCAAATGATGATGTTCTAAGTATTTTCCAATCTGCAGCAATGGAGGCCAATTAAATGTCTACAAGAGTACAATGTCTAAACTATGAGTATCTACAGATAGAGAACAAAAAAACTGGAAGAAAGATTGATATAAGTAATTCGGTTATATGTTCTGATTATTATGAGGATCTGTTACAAGGATATTTGGTGACTACTTTATTTGTTCAGAGTACTTATAATATTGTTAGTGAACTTCCACTCAGAACTGGTTTACACGAAATGGTTGCGATGAAATACTCTACACCCACTGGTACGTTTACTCGTGGTGATTTAGATGGTAGTGGAGATGTAGTCCCTGAAACTGGTGAGATGTATGTGTATAAAGTAACTGGTTTAGATACACAAAGACAAGCTGCTTTCTTTACCATACACTTAGTATCAAGAGAAGCAATCGTTGATCACGTCACAGAATGTAGAGGTTGTTATAAAGAAAAACCAATAGATCAACACGTAAGACATATTCTTAAAAACGTAATTAAAACAAAAAAGAAATGTGATATTGATAAAATTAACACATCATATAAATTCTGGGCAAATAACAAAAAACCATTTCATACCATACAATGGTTAGGGCCGAAGTGTATGACCTCATCTATATCTGGATCAGAGGGAAAGGAAGGAACTTTAAATGGAAAATCTCTTGGAGTTGGTGGAGCTTTATTTTTTGAAAGGCAAGATGGATTCTGTTTTAAAACTTTAGATAGTTTAGTTTCTGATACAAAAATATCAGAAGGAAGTTCAGATTTAAAAGATGTAGAGCAAGCATCTTATTCTTGGACAGGATTGGGTGGTGTAGAAAGTGGGAAGGAATCTGGTAATTTTAGAATACTGAAACAGTATATGGAAAAGAATACTGATTTAAGAAAAGCATTGAATTTTGGAGTGTATGCAAATAAAACAACTGTTTTTAATCCAGAGTCACATTTAGTTACTAATTATTTTTACAGACTAAAAGATGAAATTAAGAATAACACACTTGGTGATGAAGACATGATTGATGTTCCAGTGGAGAATGTATCAAGAACTATAGTGACAACCACAGGTCATGGTTTCTCTGGAAATGGTGAAAATGGCCTTGGTGATTCTGGAAGAGATAGAACTGATGATGCAAAAAGTGGTGCAAGGTATAATTTACTATTATCATCTCAAGTGTTAAGTATTGAAGTTCCTTGCAATGTAAAATTACAAGTAGGTGATATAATAAAGTGTGAGTTCCCTCGTTTAAGAGAAGGAAAAGCAGATGAAGTTGATCAACAACATAGTGGTAAATGGTTAATTAAGGAATTGTGTCATCATTTTCAAGTTAATAAAAATATTACTGCGATGAAACTAATCAGAGACTCTTATGGATTCTCAAAATCAAAATCAACAACAGAAAAACTTATAGAAAAAGATAATGAACGATACGGAAATACCTTTCCAGAAGGTTCATTTAACATAACTAAATAATAATGTACATACTGTACATGGAGGTAAAAAAATGAAAAGCATAGAAGAACACATCGAACACGACAAGGAAGTTCTTGCCGATCCAAATACTTCTGAACCAATGAAGAGACATATGCTTGAAGAGTTACACGAACTCGAAGTATACGCTGACCATCATCACGATGAGATTGAAGCAGGTGATCATCACGATCCTAATGTGTTGGAATTATTCTGTGAAATGCATCCTGACGAACCAGAGTGTTTAGTATATGACGACTAATGGTTTTTGATTACTCTTTTAACACTCATAAACTTGGTAGAGACGATAATCGTTGGTATGGAAAGGTTGTCGATGCAAAGCATTGGAAACCACAGAATGATCTTTTTATGATCACTGGATTACCAAATGCTAGAGTCAAAGTTCGTATAATAGGGGCTGATCCAGAAAACACCACCGAAATGGGAGATGAAGATACCCGTTGGGCTTTGGTGGCACAACCAGCTGGACTTGGTGGTGGTAGTGGAGGTAGAGGTGAAACCATAACTTATGTTGGTGGTGAAACTGTTTTTGGTCACTACTTGGACGGCCCTAATATGCAGTTTCCAATAATTACTGGTAGTATAATGCCAGCTGCAAAAACTGCTAAAAACGAAAAGAAGTCTGGATTGTCAAACATACCAGTAAATGAGGGAGATCCAGCAGTAATAGATTTTCTATTTCCAGAATATGAAAGAGATGTTGATAACGAGAATGCATTTAAGAATAATTATCTAACAAAAGAAAACGAAGATGCAGCATCATTTTATGCACATAACTATGATAAAAAGAGCGTATCTCAATTTGAATTTTCAGGAGTTCCTGTTTATGGTGGTGAATTAAATTTAGGTGGAGAGAAATTTATGCTTGATAGCACAATTGCGATTCAGGCATTTACTCCTTGTGGAAATGATACAGTTAGTAGAACTAAAAAAATTCTTGAGGGTTTTATTGAAAAATCAAATTCATATGAGGAGAAAGCAGGTAAGATTATTGATCCTTTAACTAATGAAGTGATTAATATGCAATATGATCTTCAAGTTATTCAAGAAAGAGTATCTGGAATAATGACGGGAACCATAAATTTGATGAGAAAAAAAATTGTAAAAAATATTAACAAAGCAATAAAAGACGAGATAAAAAAAAGAAAAACAAAAGCAGAAGGAAAAGATAAGGGGTTAGATAACAAAGATAAAAAAAAGAAAAACAAAGCATTACAATTAGTTGGTTGTATATTTAAGGACATCTTTAAGAGTATTGGAGCATTTATCGGTAATATGTTTACCAACCTCTTGAATAATGTTTTAAATGGAGCACTTTGTGCAATTGAACAATTTGTTGCTGGTATTTTTGCTAAAGTATTTGATGCGATTGAAAATGGATTGTCAAAAATTATGGGTGCATTAAGTTTTTTAAGTGGTGGATTAAATAAAATTACAGGTCTTATTAGAAGTGCTAAAGGTTTAGCAAAAGATTTACTAGATTTTCTTGATAAATGTGTTCCAGATGATGAAAAATGTCTTAATCAAAGTATTTTCTCTTGGACTTCATCTTCAAATAGTTCTAAAGAAGAAGATAAAGATGATTTAGAAGATCAAATTAAGAAGGTAAACTTCTTTAGAGGAATCAAAGACGGACTTACAGAGTTTCAAGATAGGATATCAAAAGATGAGGACGTTGAAAATTTAGATTACAATGGCGTACCATTATCAGAAACTATAAAGGCCACTAGTCTACTAACTGGTGGTTCATCTAACAGTTTAATTGATAAAGGTTTAGGTTCAATTGAAAGTGCGATATCTCAATCTTCATTATTTGGTTTAGGTAATAATAGATTCTCTGCTTGTAATGACGCTGTAGATAATCCTAATTCTCAAGATGATCTATCACCAACAAGACCTGGTTACATTTATCCAAAATGCATACCACCTGTTGTTAAGGTATCAGGAAGTGGATCTGGTGCAGAACTTTTTGCAATTGTTGGTAACGATAGAAGAATATTTTCAATTGAAGTTATTAGTGGTGGATCTGGTTATGATGAATCAACTGGTTTATCTGTAGTCGATAATACGGGAAACGGTGTTGGAGCTTACGCAAGACCGATTGTAAGTAACGGTGTAATTACTCAAGTTGTTTTAATGAAAACTGGATATGGGTATTGTTTAAATACAAAAGATGATGAGTCACCTGTTGGAATTGGAACTAATGTTGTTGGGGTTGTAGAAGATATTTTTGTTGAAGAACCAGGTTATGATTATGATCCAAATGATACTATTACTGTTGGAGATAGTAATTTCCCAATTATAACAACGCCAGGTGGATCAATAGTAGATGTGGTGTTCCCATCAGATTATGATTATGAGTTTGATACTAAAGCAAATATTACTATAAACACACAAACTGGATTTGCAGCATCGTTGATACCCATTATGAAATTTAAAAGTCAACTTAAGACAGATGTTAATGCAGATAAGAGAAAGGCAGCACCACTCATTGGAATTGATAATGTGGTTGATTGTATTGGTGACAATCGAGATCCTGTTGGTTTTGTCAATGGTGTTGAATATTCAGGGCCTTATCATGTAATGTCAAGTGGAGTGAAAATGACAGGAGCAACACATGGAGTGTCAGATTCAATAATTTATGATACAATAGAAGAGAGTCTAAGTAATCCTGTAGTGTCATCATCTTCTTATGAAACTCCTACTGAAACAGTAACAGAAACTCCCACCCCAGTGCAAACAACAACTGTGGATACATCTCCGACAATTGTAACAACTCCTACGACTCCCACGACTCCCACTACAACTATGGATACAAATAACACAACAGATACATCCACATCAACTGGAACTGATACTGGTTCTTCTGGTGGTGGAGGATATGGAGGATACTAATGAGTATAGGAACAATTACTGAGGCAAAAATAAAAGAAATATTTAAAGATGAATTTGAGAGGTATTTTCGTGAAACTCATGGAACTTTTGTAATAGAAGGTGGATGTCCAACTGAAAGGCACGAACCTTGCGAGTATTCTATGACTACTCAATCAGCACAAGGAATCTCTTTTTATGAGGGCGGTATTGGAAAGATGAGGGCAGGTAAAAATTTAGAAATATACTCTGGTGATGATGCAAGTATTGGTGATGGTAAAGTTACAGGAGAGGGTGGTAATGCATTTAAAGTTGAATGTAAACACGGAAGAATAGTTCTCATTGCAAAATCAAGTGACATAGAATTGAGAGGTAGAAACATATCTCTAGTTGCAACTAAGAACATACATCTAAATGCTAAAATTAATACAACTATTGAAACAGGAAATGATATGAATATCTGGGCTAAAAATGATATGAATCTTGATTCAAATGTAGAATTGTTTATAAATGGTGGTAAATCTGTTGGAATACACTGTGAAGCTGATTTTATTCAAACTACTTCTGGAAGAGATGAGGATGATGCACCAGATTTTTACAACGAGTTTAGTAGTTTTTATGATCCTACTGTTCCACAAGTTACATCCAAAATTGATAGATTCAATGGTACTGATGATTTAAGAGGATAGAAAATAATGACTATTAAAAATATCTCAATGCAAACATATGGTCTTCACGTTGGAGAGTCTAATTATGCAGTAACTACATCTCAACAATTTCCATACAAGGAAACTGGAGTGTTAACTTGTTCTGGTATATCAATCTTTGGTGATTGTTCAAGTATTAGTGGAAGAGCAGCTGTTACAATAGGTAAAGTAGATTCTGGATCTAAACTTCCTTTTTCTGATTCTCTTTATGTTTTAGGAACCAGTAAATTTTTTGGTGATATGTTAGTGTCAGCAAGTGTCAGAATTACAAACAATCTTAACGTTTCTCAAAATGCCACGATTGGTGGTGTAACACGCTCCACATTTAGAGGAAGTATAAATGTTCAGGGTTGGAAAGGATTTGACATCAAGCATCCAACTAAAGAAAATCATCGACTCAGATATGTTTGTTTAGAAGGCCCAGAAGGAGGTGTATATTATCGAGGTATTTTAAAAGACAGTGAATTTATTGAACTTCCTGATTATTGGAAAGATTTAGTTGATACCAAAACAATTACTGTGCATCTAACTCCGATTGGAACTTATCAATACTTATATTATACAGTTGCAAAGAATAGAATTATAGTTAAGAATCACAGTAATCTTCCAACTCACTGTAGTTACATAGTTTATGGTGAGAGAAAAGATGGTGAACGTTTGATTCCAGAGTATGAAGGAAACTCACCCGAAGATTATCCAGGTAAG